AGTTCTTGAATTAATTGATTACGAAACCAATCTTCACTTACTTGATTTTCAACCCTATCTAAAATAGTCCGTAAAATACTCATCGGATTCCTAATTCTTTTTCAGTCATAATTTTAAATTCTAATTTACGATCCTCACAAAATTCTCTTGCTGCTTTCCATTTTGCTTGATTTTTAACGTATGTCATAGATTCATTTATCATTGTTTTTCTTGATTTTCCCTTTGTCGCTTTTGGTTGTAATGTTTCTCTCATTGGTTTGACTTCAATCACTGATCTACGAATATTATTATCTTTGTCTTTATATTTAATAAAGAAATCGGGAAAATATCTACGAACACGATTTGTTGTTGGATCTTTATAGGGAATCCAAAATTCTTCAGATGCCCATTCAAGTATATTTTCATTTAAATCACAGTAATTCATGAATTTTCTCTCCCAAAGAGACCGATAAATAATATTACGGTGATCTCCTTTATATTTTTTAGGATTAGATGGCCTATATATTCCTTTATAACTCATATATAGTAATAACAACTTAAATTTATTTATTGTGGCAGATAATAATTTATTTCCGAGAAAATCAGACATATTTAAAGGTTCAACTTTAGATATCAGAGACACCCTTGCGAGAGCGTCACTTGATACTCTCTATCAGGTAACATTTTCATTTGGAAAATCTGATATATGGTTAGAGAACACAGGAAGATCTCAGGCGCCTGGTAAGAAAAGAACTCAAGGAAGTGATTTTAAAAGAAAAATGTCTCTGTTGTGTACACAAGCTGAGATTCCAGGCACGAGTTATACAACTGATCTTGCAGTCGGTCATCATCAAGGTATTCAAGAGTCATTTCCAAATCTTAGAAATTTTCCTCCCTTGAATCTTACTTTTTATTGTGACGCAGACATGGTAATCTTAGAGGTTTTAGAAAAATGGATGACATATATTAACCCAGTTCAAAAACGAAAAAGAGACTACGCTGCATACACACGTTTTAATTATCCAGAGGATTATAAGGAAATACTTCATGTCACAAAATTTGAGAGAGACTCTTTTAATGAAAAAGAAAATCCACAATCGACTATGGTGCATTATGAATTTATTAACGTCTGGCCCACTGATTTTACATCAATGAGAGTTGCCTACGGAGAACCAAATGTGTTACAATGTAGTGTGCAGTTTGCTTATGATAGGTTCTTTACAAGTTTTGATGAACTAGAGGGACAAGTTCCCATCAATACAGCCACTGGTCTTATAAATTCAAATGATGCTGTGCCTGGTGGATATGCAATGAGTAAAGATCCGACATTATACAGCACTGAACAACTGGTTAAGATGGATTATATACAGTATGGAGATACTTTTCCGCCTGGATCTTTCTAAATAAACCACTGAATAGATTATTATGCCATTACCAACTATCGAAACTCCAACCTATGAGTTGAAGTTACATTCATCAAATAAAAAAATCAAATACAGACCTTTTCTTGTAAAAGAAGAGAAAATTTTGATTCTCGCTTTAGAATCAAAAAATGAAGGTGAAATTACAAATGCCGTGACAGACGTACTAAAAAAATGTATTTTGACAAAGGGAGTTGATGTTGATAAACTTCCAACTTTTGATATTGAATACATTTTTTTAAATATTCGTGCAAAGTCAATCGGTGAAGATATTAAAATGACAGTGACTTGTCCTGATGATAGAACAACTCAAGTTCCAGTCACACTTTATGTTGATGAGATTAAAGTAATTAAACCAAAAGATCATAAGGCAGATATTGTTTTAGATGATAAGATGACACTTCGTATGAAGTATCCATCATTAAATCAATTCATTGAAAATAATTTTGCTACTGCTGACAATTCTGAGGAGGTTGTAAATAAAACTTTTAAAGTCATCGCTGATTGCATGGATACGATTTACACAGAGGAGGATGCTTGGGATGTTAATGATTACACACCCTCTGAGAGACTTGATTTTGTTGAAAAATTAAGTTCAAAACAATATAAGGAAGTTGAGAAATTTTTTGCAACAATGCCTAAATTATCTCATACCATTGAAGTTGTAAATCCAAATACAAAGAAAAAGAGTAGTGTCGTTCTGGAGGGTCTAGCCGATTTTTTCGGGTGAGTATTGCAAGAGAGGATCTTGAGTCGTATTATCGAACAAATTTCGCTCTCATGCAATACCATAAATATAGCTTGACAGAACTTGAAAATATGATGCCTTGGGAAAGAGACATTTATACATCTCTCCTAGAGCAATATATTGAAGAACAAAATCTAAAACGTCAACAAGCAGAAGGAGTCCGAAAGTACGGAAATGGATGAAGAATTAGAACAACGTAAATTAACTCCAAAAAGTTTTTTTGATCAAACGACTGAAACTCGTGAGATAGCTCAGGCTGCTCAAAAAACATCTAATTCTAATTTGACTCTTTTAAAAGAACTAAGAGAAAAAGTTGAAATAATATCTAATGACTTAAAATTTTTGAAAGATGAAGCGAAGGATAGAGCTCTTGCGGAGGAGGATAGAAGACAGAAAGAAGAGATGGAGGCGAAAGTCAAGGAACAGAATGAAAAAGCACAGGGAGCAGTTTTAGGAGATAAAGGGGGAGTAAAAGATCCAGAGAAAAAAGGTCTCCTTGGACAAGTAGGAAGTTTCTTATCTAATCTTGTAGGAGGTTTAGTTGGAGGGGCTATTGGTTTTACTCTTGCAGGCATAGGAGGATTGATTGGTGGTACAATAAATCTTGGAAAAAAAGCTTTAAACTTAGGAAAAAGTATTAGAGATAAATTATTTGGAAAAAAGAAAGATAAAAAGGGTGGAAAAGTTAAAACTGACAAATTACTGGGTGTTGTCGAAGAAGATAAAGATGAAGATAAAGATGAAGATAAAGATAAAAAGAAAAAAGGAATATTTAGTGGAATGCTTGGTGGTGTGAAGAACCTAATCAGTGATTTTGATGGAACGCCTGGATCAAGAAAAACTAAAGATACTAAAGAAGAACCTAAAGAAGAGAAAGTTAAGGAAGAAAAACCTAAATTTTATGCTGATTATATTAAAGAAGGTGCTGAAATTACGGAGATTGGTCAAGGTGATTTTTCTATCACATATGCAGATGGTAGATCCACAATACTCTCCTCTGTAGGCATGGGTGGTGGAGGTGAAACTTTAGAAGAAAGATTTAATGATAACGTTAAAGGAAGAATACAGTTTGAAAAAGAACAGGAAGAGTTCAAAGAAAAACAGAAGGCAAATTCTTTAGAACTAGGTAAAAAAATGCACAAGTCTTTTCCTGATAAGTATAATGCAGATGGAACAAGAAAAGAATCAAAAACAAAAAATAAAAATAAAAAGAAAGAAAAAGGAAGAGGAATATTAGGTATGATTGGTGGTGGTATCGATGCTCTCACTGGTAATCTAACTGACTTTGATAAAAGAGGTGGAAAAACATTTGGAGCCACTCGTGTCGCCACAGGTATGTTAGATTTCGCAACTGCTGATATGTTTGATCTTGATAAAAGAGGTAAGATGGATCTGTTCGGTATGCGAAAGAAAATGAAAAATAAAAAGAGGAGGGAAGCTTTTGAAGACAATGCTGAAGTAAANAATCTTAAAAAAAATGTAAAAGATAGTAAAAATCCTCTAGGAGATTTGACAATACAGACTTTAGATGGCAGAACCTTGAGAAAAGGTGACGAGGGTTTTGAAGAGGAATTTGAGAAAAGTAGAGACCTCCCATATGAACAATTAAAGAAACTTGAGGAACAAGCTAATAAGGAATCAAAAGCATATGAAGAAGAAATATACAAAAAACATCCTGAGTTGTTAGAAGCTTTTGAATTTAATCAGGGTGGACTTGTTCAGAAATATAATCAAGGTGGTGAGGTTGATAGCGTGCCTGCTATGTTAACACCTGGCGAGTTTGTTGTAACAAAAGACGCTGTAGAAAAAGTGGGTGCTGATACTTTAAAAGGACTCAATGCCTCAGTTGGTGCTACAAACAAACCAAGTCTTTCAAATCTTGAAGTAGGTTTTGGTGGTGATATGTCTTTGTTTGAGAAAAAACAAACATCAGTCGGTGGTTTAGATTCATCATTTATGATTGATGGTGAAAAACAATATCTAACTCCTAGTCAAATAAAAAAACAACTTACAAAAATGAATGTTCCTTATAAGGAACTATTAAATGGAATGGTGATACCTGATGCAGCAAAAATGACAGCTGATAAAATGCCAGAATATTATGAAAAGATGAAAACAGTAATATTTGAGACTGTTCCTGATGAAGAGATGAGAGGGAAAATGGTGAGTGAATTGGACAAATTTATGACAAATCTCGCTGGCGGAGGAGATTTCAGAGATACTTCTCAAATCGAGGCTGAGATGAATAGATATATTCCAGGCACGATAGAGAATCTTGGACTTCAAATAGGTGATGAAGCAAAAAGTAAATATAATGAATCTAAGAAAAATAAAGGTTTTGGTAATGTAACACAAAACTTTAATGAAGGTGGTTTAGTTCAACCAGTAATAGAAAGTAAAAATGAAAGTGGTGAAATGGAACTAATACAAAATCTCTCTCAATCTGTGGAAGATAATAGTCAAAATATTAACGTTATTCAAGCACAAACTCAATCGATGAATCCACCAAATAATAATCCTCAAACCACCGTGCCAGCTGAACCCTCTAATACTACACTCACTGGAGTACAAGATACGGATGCTCCAATACCTTTTGCAACTCTTTTGAGACAAAATGCTCAAAGATATTTGAATCTTGGTAACAATGCGATGGTGATTTCATAATGGCTGAGACTAAATTTAAATTTAAAAAATGTGAATTACTTCCTAATGAGGGATCATCTTTAGATGAAAATTATAATATAATTGGTGGTGGCCCTATTGTAGATTATTATGAGAGTATCGATAGTCCAACCATATCAATGAATCTTACTTTTATTGACGTTGACCAAGTAATAAGTAGAAAAGGAATTTTTGGTGGAGAATATATTGATCTAACGGTTGAAGTTGATGGTTATGATGATTTTAAACTCACTCAAAAGAAACATAATTTGATGTTAAACTCTGTGAGAAATATCGTAACAGAGACAAACAAACAGATTGCAACTTTAGAATTTGTTTCTGTTGAATCTATTATTAATGAAACTGCAAGAGTTAATAAGAAATTTTCAGGCAATGTCTCACAAACAGTGTTTGAGTTACTTGTTGGTTACGAAAAAGGAATTCAAACAAGTAAAAAATTAGATAAAGATGATGCTACTAATTCTTATTCATTTGTAGGTAATCTTAAAAGACCTTTTGATACAGTTCAATGGTTGTGTCCAAAGACGCAATCGTCTGCAAAGAATTTTGGATTTTTATTCTATGAAAATTTTGATGGTTATCATTTCAAATCAATTGAAAAATTATTAGAACAAAAACCAAGTTTTACATATACACATACAGATAAACCATATGATCAAGATACTGGAGCCTTTAAAATATTACAAAATAAAATGGTTCAGACAAATGACATTGGAATGAACTTAAGAATGGGAATGTATGCAAATCGAACAATATATGTGGATATAATAAATGGTACAAAAGAGATAGTTGATTTTAAAATTACTGACTTTAATTTAAAAAGACCACCTAAATTATTGAATGGTATTGAAGACTTCCCAACAAGATTAATGCTTCGTGTTAATGATATGGCAGCCGCACAAAAGGGTTCAAAAAAGGAGGATGAACAACCAGCGAGTGAGCTTGCCGTTTATCAAAATAAATCTTATATTAGAAATAATCTATTATTTTCACAAACATTTAAAATATCAACTTCACTCAATCCTGACTTAAGAGTTGGTCAAGTGATTGAAATAAAATTGCCTTTTAAAAAAGGAGATGGAGAATCTAAAACAGATTCTTATGGAAATGATAAAACAAATGATCCTAGTGGTAAATACTTAATATCAGGATTAAGACAGATTATAGGTGGACAAAAAAGTGAAAGTCAACTCACATTAATCCGTGATGTATTTTCTGCTTAAATAAAAGAAACAGGAGAATCAAATGAAATCAATCGAAGATCACATTGAAT